ATACCAAGCTCCATGAGGCGAGTAGACACACGCATAAGCTGGGTCTCATCGCGCATGTCGATATCCTTCATAGTAGCGGTAGGATACGACTTAAACCCTAAGCTATTAGCTATCCTCTTAATCTCCCTCTGTAAGAAATCATTTAAGAAACAACTCCTAGCTTCTTTAAGGCGGTCAATGAATATTTGGGCTTTAACTTGTGTTGAATTATATTTTTCATCTCCAACAACAATATTTTGAAGACCTTGTTTAATATCTTCATTTAAAATCTGATATTTAGCTGGTCCAAGAACTTTGTTTAGATCTGGGATAACAAAATCTGCTTTAGTGGTATAATCAGAAACCAATACCCGACCAACACTCTCATTCTTGAAGAGACTCTGCATAGCATTGATATTGTTGGCGTTAATACCGCCTTTTTCTGGCTCAGCTCCCATAGTGATGAGAAGAATAACATTCTCAACAGTTCGGGTAATGGCTTGATCCATTTTCTTTAATTCAAGCTTAGCATTGATATCTTCTAATACTGGATATCCAAATGGCACTGCAAATGGCTCATAATCTTGTTTCTTATAAAACGAAAAGCTAAGACGCTTGGGGTCTAACTCAATCTTGATACCATCTGTGTAATATGATCCATCTTTAATCAACTTCTTCATCTCAGGGTCAAGAGAATCATAAATTAATTGATCTTCCTCTGTAGCTGGATTCTGTAAGCGGGAAAGCTCATATTCAGATAAAACTTTCTCATATGCCCCAACATTAAATGTCGTAGCCCTCTTAGATACAATATCGAAAGGATTTAGTAATACATACTTAACTGGAATCTTATTAGCTGAAGGATTAATGGCTCCAACTTGATTCATAAGTCGGGCATAATCCTCAACCTCAAACTCCCCATCAAACCTATAGATAAAGATGTTACCACTACGGTAATACTCACGGAAGTATTGATCTTTAAGGTTTTGAAGGTTAATACGCTTGAAGAACTGATTAAAGAACTCCCGACTCTTTTTTGTGCCACCCTCTAAGTAAATCTCTGTGTTTGCGAACTCAGACATAACGTCCACAGCATTTCTGAACACTGATACGTTAGCGTAAGCTTTTTGACATAACTCAATACCCTCACGAACATTTACGCCATCAGCAGCATACTCATAAGGGAGCATACCCTTACGAATACTAGAAAACCTATCAATAGTATTCCTTAAGGCTGCGGAGTTAACTCTAGCTGAACCTGAAGTTCCCGCAGTATTAACTCTAGCTATAGAAACCTTTTTATACGAAGCGTCAGAGGTGTAAAATGATTCGCCTAGTAATTCAGGCACATATTCTTCTTGAGAAGCTTGGCTCATAGCTAAATCTCCCAAGTTGTTGTTCTTGTTGAACTTATTCCAATAATCTGATCGTTTCGTATACTTCCTAGCCATTGCATTATTATATTACACAAAAAGTAACTTTCTAACTTTTAAAAGTTAAGAAATAAACATTGGGGTGAATGTTTCTGTTATATCAGAGCCTTTATCGTCTAACATATCAAAATATACATTCATACCCCAGTTACCTAAGACTAAGGCTGAATAGGAGTCTTTTCGGGCTTTATCAGCGCCTCGCTGTTTGCGAAGGTTAGGAGGTAAATCAAAACTTTGTGTTCCTTGAGGCGAAGTGGTAACTTGCACTAAGGCGCATTGAACTTTTATAAGATCCATCATATCTCTTTGATGCTCTACAAAGTCAATCATTTTTGCGGCTTTGTTTTTTTCTTCAGCATCTTGATTTCTCAAAAACTTTAATTTCTCAATAGGGATGTTAGCCTTTCTTTGCATGTTGTAGTTGTCATCCATAGCGGACCCAGCAAAGTATAACCTTTTATGATCAAAAGCGGCTTGCAAGCTTTCATTAGCAAAACGAATCCATGTAGAGCTAGGCTTTCTTAAAAACACAAATTTTCTAGATTTTTTATCTATTGACCGCTTCAACTGTCTAATACCTTTAGGATAATCTTTAGGGTTATCTAAATCAGCCTCTACTGTATCTATTTTTAAATTTAATTTTTTAAATATACCGCTTTCCTTACAAGCGCTCAAAAATTGCACACCTCCGTTGTAGTCACCCACCACCATCTCAATATTGAAGTGAGTCAACAGATAAGCCATATATCGAATGTGTGTTTGCAGGTTAGACCCAGAAACAGCATAGCTATGCACTACAACGCCTTTTCGCGTCTCTGGGTGCATCTTTATCAAAAGTATAGCAAAATCGTCTGAGCTTTCACTCTCGGACCAAGAAGGGTCAAATGCGAGGATATATTTGGAGCTGGGATCACCAACAACCTCAACACACTGCCCTTCACCATCAGGAAGAGTACATGCAGCCATTTTACTAACTTTGAAGTATCCAGAACTATCATCAGTGAATACAGCGCCAAACTCTCGATCAAACTGAGATTGACTCATTGTTGATTTGGATTGGTTAATCAAATTTTGATCATATAGCTGTGGAGGCGCACAATCATAACTAAAATGCATAATAACCCTATGAGCGCCATCTTGTTTATTCTCATTGATGATTAAAGATTCATATTGTTGATAAAGCTTAAACAAATACTCAAACTTGTAGGATGCGGATGATAAACCAATAATTTTGTTGTTTGGCCATTTAGTCCTTTCGTCTTCGGTCATTTCCCCTTCCGCGATCATCTGAGTTTCTAGATCATAAATCTCTTGCCTCTCTGTAGGGTTCTCAACAACAGAAAGGAACGGCATAATAACCTCATTGAAGATTTTCTCAGGCATAAGGAGAAGCTCGTCAATAATCATACGTTGGAAACGGAAACCACGAAGTTTCTCACCATCACCAAGAGGCAAAGCAAGAATTTTACTTCTGCCTATCTCCATAACCCATTCATCATTCATTTTAGATGTTCTGGTTATGCATTGAGATAAGAACTCAGCTTTGGGGCTTTTAGCGATATCCTCAATCTTTTTAAAGATCATCTTGGACTGACGGAACGATTTAGATATGATTCCAATCTGCACACCTTGATTCATTATAGCATCTAGGATGGCAAACACAGCAGTAGAGAATGATTTACTCATACCTCGACTCCATATACCCAAAAAGTAATCCGTCTCCATCATTGACTTAATAGCCATATGCTGAAACGGAAACAACTTAACACCTGTGAATAACTCACAAGTAAAAGATGGATTATCTCTTAAGAATTTATAAAGTAAAAGCCTAGCTTCTCCTTCTTCGATGTAACCTTCTCTGGAAAGTACTTCTTGGTTTACTTCTTTGAACTTCTTGTACAGGTTCTGGTTGCCTTCTATCCAAGCCATTTTTTTCTAATTCTTTTTCCCAAAAATATTGCAAGTCAACATTCCACAGCTTCTTGCCACAGCAGAGGATCTTGGGTATTAACGCCTCACTGTCTTTTCTCGATCCACTAAACACAAATTGACAACAATCACTAAACTGTGCTTCAATAGATCTCATTCTGCTAAATACAAAACCCATATTGAATTTCTTATAAGCAGCACTATTTGTTTTATAAATTTTATTATAATCAGCCTCAACAACAATAAATAAAAAACACCCCAAACTCTGGCATCTTTCTATCTCCCGAATAAACCTAGCATAACCATTAGTAACAGTAGCAGCAAAATCTTGGAATGACTTTCTTTCTGCATGAGTATGAGTATAGTTTTTTGGGGGTAGAGTATAATCACCAAAGTCTAATTTAAAAACATAAGGATTTTTAAAATTTAAAGGCTTGTTCTCTCTCGTGTCTATCCAAACCTCTTGATCACTGTAATCTTCAAAAAATTCTTTACATATATTATCTCCATAAGCAGGAGTTACCCCTATTTGGCCACAGAATGCGTTGTAACCGCCGAACAGCTTTTTTATGACATCTAGCGTGGGCCAATCGCCTGTCTTCAGGTAGAGGCTTGATGGAGCGTGTTTAAGGTCTTTCTTTTTAAGCCTTTTTTTGAATTTCTCCAAAATATATTTTTTCACCTCATCTTTGGGCGCTTTCTCAAACCAGAGGTTCATGTTTCTGGTTGTGTTGAAATCTCTAGAGAAGTACTGGCTTGCGTTTTTGAACTCGATAGGCTTTTCAGTCAGCTTATCGAAACGTGGATAGTTTTTGACATAGTAATCACCAAGCAGCATATCGTGCTTCTTGATATGCATATGCAGACCACGTTGCGTATCAAACGCCTTGTCACACTCTTTACATTCAAATTGCATCGTCTTTACTAATACCTAAAATTCGCGCTTTCCATTCAGCCATACCCTCCATACGTTCAGCCTCTTCTTTAATTAGCTTTTTTTGCATTTCTGCCATGCGAACCATGTTTTTCCGCTCTTCCTCTTCTTGAAACATCTGAACGATAGCCAAAAATGACGCACTATCTTTTTGATTCTTCTTCATGCGCTCAGCACGGTCACCTTGTAGCTTTTTCGTCAAATTCTCAATACGTGTTTCACATTGATGATATTCTTGTGATTTTGCTTTTATGATCTCAGCAAGACGTACGGTCATTTCGGTCTGGTCATCAGCCACGTCAAACATATCATTAAGTTTGTTAAGGTGAGCAGAAACAACTTCCAAGTTAATGACCTCTTTACATACGTTAAGGTATAGATTCAGCTCGTCAGCGGTTAAATCAGGCTTGTCCCAACTCAAACGAATAAATTCTTGTTCGAACAACTCTCTGTCTGGCCTGTTAAGATAATTATTGATGATTTTTAAAAATCTACTATTGGAAAGATTGATTTGAAGCTTTTCTACACAGATTTGCTTTTGTCTGTTAAGCTTGTTTTCTTCTAAGCCTAATCCTGTTGCATCATTGATTTTCTTTAACACTCGACTCGGGCTTTTAGGCGGGACGTAGTCGCTAACGGCTGCGGAATCTTGAGACGGTACGAAATCTGGATTGATCTCGTTAATGTGCGCCAAAACCGTTCTTTGCTCATTGCTTAAGGGCTTTACTTGTTTTTGGGGGAATATAAGCTTGGCAATCTCCAAAGACGACAATCCTTCTTGGGCTTGTTGTATAATAAAGTCTTTCTGAGAATCGTTTAATTCGATTTTGTCCTGTGGTTTGCGGCGGGTTGTTTTATAATCAATATTATTCTCTAATAAGTATTTACGCACAGCCCGACCCTCTTTCGTCCGCCCGTCCAAATCATCATCCCTAAAACATTTTTGGGTAAGCTCATTTAAATTAGAGACTTTCGCGGCATTGGCTTTTATATAATCTTTTTGCTCTTGTGTTAATTCCATCACTCCTCCTTATCTTGTTTTAAAATTTTTATTGCAATCTTTTGAAATTTACATTTGAGATTCTTTACCTGTCTGTAGCCAATCTTACGATTAGTATCAGACAATTTATACCCCATATACTTAGCAACATCTTCCTCCGAACAATCTTCAAAATATAACATATAATATGCCTCATAAAGCTTTTCACCAAGTTTTTTGCGCATTTTATCATTAAGCTTCTCTATGTCAGCATCATAATCAAAATATGAACCGCATTTAACATTCACCACATTCTCATTATCATCCAAACTAGATGCTGTTTTCAATTCTAGCCCAAATTTTTTCTTCTTGGCCCATTTTGCATAATCTTTGCACGAAACATCTTGATTACCACTCAATGTTTTAGCACATAACTCATCTCTTGCATAAATACATGTCGAACAAGGCTTTATATAAGAACCATAGTGATTTCTTATAAGATTCCACATGCGATTCGTGATTACACGACTAAGCCATGGCTCCAGTGGGCGCGACTGATCCCACATATGCCACTTCTGGGCTATATGAGATTTTACTACCTGCTCAACATCCTCAAAGTCAAACCATTTTATAGCATCTAAACGCCATCTTGACTTTTGCTTCTTAACTGCACGATCTATGAGGTCTTGATAGTCTTCATATCTTTTCTTTTTTGACATTAAGGCTTAGAAGTGAATTCATCAAAATCGTATGATCCCTTCCCCTTATAATCTGGTGGAGTGTTCTGCCCCGCCAAAGAACCAATAGTAAAAGTTTTAGGCTTTTCGATTTCTACATCTAGCCTCCGCAGCTGCGGTACGAACTCAGCATCAGTTTCGTCATCCGAAACTACAGACGCTTTAGTCTGACTGGGAGCTTGCTCCACAGCCGCTTGAGATTGTTGCTGACCTCCAAAACTTGTCCCGCATTTAGAACAAAAATTAGGTTTAGCAAAATTATATTCAATCTTAACTCCACAATTATAACAAAAAATGTGACTCATCTTACAATTATATCAAAATTAGTAAGTAATTACACTAATTTCCACTTTCTAGCTTCTTAATAATGAATTTTAATATTTTACTGCGCACAATATCGCTCTCATTGAACGAAAATGTGTGAATTCCCATTTCTTTTGAATCATCATCATCGAATTTGTCGAACATTGGCTTGAATCCACTTTTTCCATTGATATCACTTTGAAAAAAATC